AGCTAACCCAACAGTAATTACTTATGGGGATAACACTCCATATAATAGTATTGATTGGGATGAACCAAATTTAAGATGGGTAGCTTATGATGATCAAAATAATCAATTTGTTTGGAATCCAGATTCATCTTCTTGGATATCTACAGGTAATTAGTATTGTATATTTTTGTTCTTTTACAACTGCGGGAAAAGCTCTTGCTTTCTCCCTTATTTTAGGATAAAATTAAAAAATATGTATATAGGAGTATAAAAAAATGGCAGCACCAAATCTAGTAAATGTTTCTACAATTACAGCTAAGTCTGTACAAGCAACATTAAATACAACAATAACAACTCAGATTTTATTAAATTCTGCAGCTTCAGGAAAAGTTTTTAAAGTAAATAGCATTATCATAGCAAACATTGATGGGACTAATTCTGCTGATGCTACAGTAGCAATCACTAAAAGTGGTGGATCACCAATTAAAATAGCAAGTACAATTTCTGTGCCTGCTGATGCAACTTTAGTTGTTTGTGATAAAAACACAGCAATTTATTTAGAAGAAGGTGATAACATTGAAGCGGGAGCTTCTGCAAACAGTGATTTAACTATTACAATAAATTACGAAGAATTATCATAATAGGAGGCACTATAAATTATGGCTAATGGCGGAATTATAGGACCAGTCCAAACACCTGTTATCAATCCACCTGTTACTCAACCTGAAACTATTACAGGTGTTACTTCACCTAACCCTGCCTTTGCAGTTCAACCTGCAACAACTCAAGTAACTGTTATGGTTATTGCTGGTGGCGCTGCGGGAGGAGTAGGAGGCGGAGGTGCAGGCGGATTAAGAATTATATCAAACCACCCTGTTCCTTCATCACCTTTTCCAATTACAATAGGAGCAGGTGGAACAAGAGGCCCAGCACCTAATGCTGCAACTAATTCACCTGGAAGTAATTCTACATTTGGTGCAGCATCACCAATATCTTCAACTGGTGGAGGAGGATCATTAAACTCAAATGGCCCTGGACTCGATGGAGGATCAGGAGGTGGATCATCTGGTTTTGGATCAGGTGGGTCGGGAAATGATGGAGGATATTCTCCTCCAGAAGGAAATACTGGAGGACTTTCAAACGTATATAATGGAGCAGGTGGAGGTGGATCTGGTGCAATAGGAGGTCAGGTTACTTCATGGCCTGGACTAGGTGGATCAGGTGGAGCAGGTACTAATACAGCACCAACTTTTGGAGCAGCACCACAACCCTACTATCCAGCAAAAAGCCCTGGACCAACTAATGCTTACTTCGCTGGAGGCGGAGGAGGTGGAGGTACAGCCAATACACCTGTTGGTGGAACTGGTGGTGGCGGATCTGGATTGTCAGCACCCCCTGCATCATTTTCTGGAAACGGAGATACTAACTCAGGATCTGGCGGTGGTGGAAATTATGGAGAAGGTTCTGATAACGCTGGTAATGGTGGATCGGGTATGGTTATTGTAAAAGAAGCCGCTGTTTCCGTTCCTGGATCTTTTGTTGCTCCTGGAGTATGGAATATAAAAGAAGTGTATGATTATAGAAGAACAGGAGATTGGGAAGGTGATTAATTATGGCACATTTTGCAGAAATTAATTCTGACAATAATAAAGTATTAAGAGTTATTGTCATTGGCCAAGATCAAGTTGATGATCATGGAGGAGAAAATTCTACTGAACTAGAGCAATGGGTAAAAGATAATCATCCAAAAGATCCATTTATAGATTATTCCAATATTTCAGACACTTATTGGAAAAGAACTTCCTATAATACATTTGAAAACAGACATCTAAATGGAGGAACTGCTTTTAGGGGAAATTATGCTGGAATTGGTTACAATTATGATTCAACTAATGACATTTTTTATTCTGATAAACCTTTTCCCTCATGGACTTTTAATTTATCAAAAGCAAATTGGGAAGCTCCTGTAGAATACCCAACTATTTATACTTATGGTGATGGTGCTTATTATCAAATTAAATGGGATGAGGATAACCAAAGATGGAAAGGGTTAGCAGAAAGTTCTGGTGGAACACAAACATTTATCTGGGATCCTGATATATCTTCTTGGATTTCAACAGCGGAATAATTGACTTATTGTTTATAAAAAGTATAAAGTTCCTTGAAAGAACTTATGCATTTAAAAGAAAATTATTGGTATTTTGAATCTGTTTTGTCAAATAGATTTTGTGATGATTTAATTAAATACGGTAATCAACAAAAAGAATTACGTGCTCTAACAGGTACCGAAGCTAAACTTAAAGAAAAAATAAAACATATAAAAAGAACATCAGAAAATCAACATTTATCTGATGAAGAATTAGCTATACAAAATAATATAAAAATAGATGCAGATTTAAATAAAGAAGAACTTTTAGATTTAAAAAGAAAAAGAGATTCAAACATTGTTTGGTTATCAGATAAATGGATTTATAAAGAAATTCATCCATATGTACGTATTGCAAACAAAAACGCAGAATGGAACTTTCAATGGGATTTTTCAGAAGCATGTCAATTTACAAAATATAAACTTAACCAACATTATGATTGGCATTGTGATAGTTGGAAAGAACCATATAATAATCCAAAAAATTTAAATACACATGGTAAAATAAGAAAGTTATCTGTAACATGTTCATTATCAGATCCTAAAGATTATAAAGGCGGTGAATTAGAATTTAGTAATAGAAATAATGAAGATGATCCTAACACGGTGTCAGAATGTAAAGGTATATTATCTAGGGGAAGTATTGTAGTATTTCCAAGTTTTGTTTGGCATAGAGTAAAACCTGTGACAGAAGGGATTAGATATTCTTTAGTTATTTGGAATTTAGGACAACCATGGAAATAACTAAACAAGTTTCTTTTTTAGCTGGAATGCCAAGATCGGGAAACACTCTTTTAGGTTCTTTGATTAATCAAAATCAAAAAATTACTGTAAACGCACAATCTCCTGTGATAGATATGGTATATATTTTTTCTTCAATGAAAGAACATTTAATATTTAAAAATTTTCCAGATCATCAATCATTTGATAGTGTTTTTAAAAATATATTCAATAACTATTATAAACATTTTACAACTACACATATTATAGATAGAGGCCCGTGGGGTACACCAGGTAACTTAAAAGCGTTAAAACAAATTATAGAAAAACCAAAATTTATAATTTTATATAGACCTGTTTTAGAAGTTTTAGCTTCTTTTATTGAATTAGAAAAACCAAAAGATATTTCTAAAAGGTGTTTTGATTTAATGAATCTTCAAGGTACTGATGGAATGATAGACAAATCTTTATATAGTATACACAATATTTTAAAAGAAAGAGAAGATTTTATACTAATACACTACAAAGATTTGATTAATAATCCATTACAAGAAATAGAAAAAATATATAAATTTTTAGGTGTACCTAGTGAATCTATTAAAATAGATAATTTTAAACAATTCAAAGTAAATGGTGTCTCGTATGATGATAGTGTTTATTCTGTTGATTACCATAAAATACGTACAGATAGGATTGAAAAGATTAATAGAAATATAGAACAAGTTTTACCAAAAGAAGTTATAAATTTATATTCAAACAAGGATATATTACCATGTTAGAATTAGATGTTAAAGGATCAAAAAGTTATCAAGAACTTAAATCAATAGTCTTATCTAATACATTTCCTTGGCATATTGATCAGTATGGAAGTAATGATAAAAAAAGTAACTTTGAATTTTTAAGTCATAGTGTAGTTAGAAGAGGCGATACAAGACCAAACTCGTTTATATATGACCTTACATTAAAATTTTTACAATCATGTGGTTTAAAATATAGATTTAAAATTAAACAAATTTATAGAATGGCATTTAATTTAACATATCCTTGTAGTTTTGAAAAATCTGGAATTCATACAGATTTATCTTTTGACCATAAAAATATTATTATTTATTTAAAAAATGATGAATATGAATTAGGAACTATTATATATAATAAAATGTTAGAAAGTAACACAAATTATACATACAAAAATTATACATATATAGACGATAAAGATTTAGATATATTAAAAGAAACTAAAGGAAAAGAAGATACAGGTATTATGTTTGATGGATTACATTATCATGAAGCTTATTTTCCTAAAAAAGATAAAAGAATTTCTTTAGTGGTAAATATATAAAATGTTAATTCCAACGGTTACATATGATAATTTTTTTAAAGATCCGAATTTAATTTTGGATTACGCAAAGTCATTAGAATATAAAGAACCTCCAAAAGGTGTATATCCTGGTGCAAGAACTGAAGCTTTACACACATTAAATAATAATTTGTTTTTAGAAGTAACTAGTAAGATTTTAAAATTACTGTGGCCGACAACACATTCAAAAATTAATTTTAATGCACAATGCTATTTTCAAAGAATACCTAAAAATTTTAAAAATGAAGGATGGGTACATCAAGATCATGGATTAATAAGTTCTATTATATATTTATCGCCACATAAAAATTGCGGTACATCTATTTTTGAGCCAAAAAATACTAATTATTGGAAACATACCAAAATGAAAAGAGAAACATATGTTACAAAAGCATTTGATAATGAAGAAAAATATGTTAAAGAAAACAATAGTAACTTTGAAGAAACAATACATGTTAAATCAAGATATAATAGAATTATTATTTTTGATGCTCAAAGTTATCATGCAGCTCAAAGATTTTGTGAAGAAGGCATTGAAGAAGATAGACTTATCTTAGTAACTTTTTTTATGGAAATGAATGGCCCAGGTTTATCATGGCATGGCCCAGAATGTAATAGAACTTAAAGGAGAAAAAAATGAATTTTAAACAAAATGGTTTTACTGTAATCAAAGAAGCGATTAATCCAAGAATAGCTGATTTCGTATATAAATATTTTTTACTAAAAAGAAAAGTAACAAAAACTTTGTTTGATACAAAATACATTTCCCCCTTCACAACATATTGGGGTGTGTGGAATGATGAACAAGTTCCTAATACATATTCTGTTTATGGAGATGTTGCTATGGAAACTTTACTCACAGAAGTAAAATCTATTATGGAAAAAACTACAGAGCTAGAACTTATTGAAACATATGCATATGCTAGAATTTACAAAAAAGGAGATATTCTTCATAAACATAAAGATAGGTTTAGTTGTGAAATATCTACTACAATGAATCTTGGAGGAGATGAATGGCCTATTTATATTGCTGAAAAAGAATCAGATGGTGTTTTAAAAGATGGTAAATATATTCCATCCAATTCAAAAGGAGTTGAAGTTAAATTAAATCCTGGTGATATGCTAGTTTATAGAGGAGACAAGTTAGAACATTGGCGAGAAGAGTTTAAAGGGGATAACTGTGGTCAAGTTTTCTTACATTTTAATAATAAAGCTACTGAAGGTTCTGAAAAAAACAAGTTTGATAATAGACCACATTTAGGACTTCCTTCTGATTTTAAAGATTACAAATTTGAATAGTGTCTATCTTAACAAGATTTGTTAATACTTGTTTAGAAGATGTGACTTACCCCAAACAACCTAAATTTTGGCACGTTGAAGGAAGGCTAAAAAATAAGTCTAATCAAATTTTTAAATTTGATGTTAGAGGTATGGCTAAAATACCAGATAATAAATTAGGTAAACCTGGCAGCACATACTCTAATGCAGATAAGATGGTGTTCGAAACAACTAAGAATTGGGTGATATTTGATATTGAAGAAATAAATAAATATGTAAAAAAATACGATACTAAGGTCTTATTGTTTGAAGACTTGTTAGATAAGCTAGATTGGAATATAATAATAGCGAAATAGCGTAGGTAGATTTATACCAATTAATCAGATAAAATAAGGTTATGGCTTTAACAAAAATACCTTTTAGACCTGGATTTAATAAACAAAATACAGATACCCAGAATGAAAATAATTGGGTTGATGGTGATAATGTACGTTTTAGATATGGTCAACCTGAAAAAATAGGAGGTTGGGTACAGGAAACTTCTTCAGAATTAATAGGAGTTGCAAGAGCACAACATACATGGGCTGATTTAGATGGTAGAAGATATGCTGCTATTGGTACGAATAGATGTTTATATATTTATTACTCTGGAATTTTTTATGATATTACACCAATAGACCCAAATCGACAACAAACAGGTGCAAATATAACAACTACTAATGGTTCAACAACAGTAACTATTACGACTGTAAGTGACCATAATTTAGATATTGGAGATATAGTTACATTTGAAAACGCAGGTTCATTTACTTCACCAGATACAAATTACACAGCAACTGACTTTGACGATGTATTATTTGAAGTAAAAACTGCACCTAGCACAACTACGTTTACAATTCAAATGCCTACAGCGGAAACTGGGACAGGAGCCACGAATGACGGAACCTTAGACCTATTACCCTACATTGAAATTGGACCTTTAGTTCAAGTAGGAGGATACGGTTGGGGTGCAGGTTTATGGGGATCTTCAACATGGGGAACTGCTCGAACAACCACTAATTCTACAATTGATCCTGGACTTTGGTCTTTAGATAATTATGGACAAATATTAATCGCTACTGTGATGAATGGAGAATCTTTTCAATGGCAACCTATTGCTGCATCTGCTACGGCATTAGATACACGAGCTACAATTATTTCAAATAATCCTACAAAATCTGTAATGACTATTGTATCAGATAGAGATAGACATTTATTTCATTTAGGGACTGAAACAACAATTGGATCAAAAGCTACACAAGATAAAATGTTTATAAGATTTTCT